TCTGATAGTAGTAGTCTGACATACTCCCCTTTAAGCCTCCAGATAGCAGAATCGTCATGGATAACTCCATTTAGATTGAACTTCCGTATGGGCTTGTGGTGGAAATTTGCCATACCATATTATAACTACTTATCTTCATAGTCTTTGTACTTATACCAACCTTTATCAAAGTCTACCTGGACCAAAAACTCCCCCATATAACCATTACGGTTCTTACGGAATACACACTCAATAATGTCTGAATTAGTTCCACGACCTAGTGCCATTACCCAGTCAGCATCGTATGCAATCTGACGAGACCATGCAGTCTGACCCAGAGTAGGGACAGTATCTAGTTTTGTAACGTCATCTGGTGTTGCTGAAGAGATAGCCACAATTGGAACTGCTTCAGAGATAGCCATCAACTTTAGTTCACGAGATAGGTTCTTCATGCGAACAGTCTCATTGTCTGACTTTTGGTTTGGACTCATCAACTGGAGATAGTCTACAATTACAAAGTCTGGCTTATACTGATCAATCTTTCCACGAAGCACGGATGGAGTAATATCTCCGCCAGTATCATTAGAAATAATGTGAAACTCTGGCTTTCCAGCAACTGCTTTGGAGTGCCAACGCTTTAGGTCTTCAATCTCTACCTGACCATTTGAGAGTTTACGGTGTGAGAACAGGCCCTCTCCCATAATTGTAAATACACGATTGCGAACCTCTGTCTCGCTCATTTCAAGAGAGATAATTAGTGGTGACTTGCCCTGCTTCCATGCCTGCACCGCAAAGTATAGGGATAGCCATGACTTACCAATACCTGGATAGGCTAGGAACACACCAAGTTGTCCTGGCATAATTCCTGCGGGCAGGTAGTTGTCAAATCCTGGAAGACCAGTCTTGATACCAATAGCACCAAGTTCTTGTTGCTTCTTAACATTCTCAAAATATGCAACGGCAGACTCTAGGTCTGTTACGTCAATATCTCTAATAGCAGCAGTATTCTTTTTTAATTCTGATGTCTTAGTAATTAGTGATTCAAGAGCAATAGACCCATTACCACCCTGCACCTCAGTTGCTGCAGTCCTAATAATATCCTTAAGACTTTCATTCAAGAACTCTGCCTGAACCTCTTCAAGGTGGTGTTTAGTAGATCCAACTCCATCGACTGGAGCAAAGTCTCTAAACTTTTCAATAACCAAGGTAGTCGGAGGTACAGAGCCATTGTGTTCTGAATAGTTCCTAATGAACTGCCAAATATCATTGTGTGTCTTTAGAATATTTTCTACGTTTGCCTGTAACAATACGTGTACTTGCTTATCCTGAAGAACAGCACTAATCAGTTTTGCTTCGCTATTGCTCACTCTCTACCCCACCTCACCTGAAGCCAAATCCTCTCATGAAAATAATAGAGGACGAAATTAATTATGTTTGAAATTATAGTCAATGAAGTTGCGAAAGTCAAGTCTCCAGTCATGAAGTAAGCAATAATAAATGTGCTTACTATAGCGACTAGTCTCCATGTCAAGGACTTGGCTAGTGATCTGCTTTTGGTACTATTCACTTAGCCACGCCCTCGCCATCTTCCGTCTCTCTTCTCGTTCTTTTATATCTTGCTGAATTCTATTTCGTGATGAAATAATCTCATCTGCGTAGTTAGCAAAGTACTTCCATGCTGGATTTGGACTTACCTGAAAATAGTAGTCCAATAACTCATAGCACATAGGCATACCATATGACTCAATCAATGCGTCTGCAGCCCATTGCTCTACGTTAAGATTCAACATAGGCTTTTGCTCATACCTAGCAGTGTGCAACTTACTATATCTACTGAGCAAAGCCATACGGTCTTTGCGTTCAGCCATTATTCAGTGATTTCTGACTTTGCATCGTTGATCTTAGCAATCAACTTCTGCTCTACAAAACCATATACACGCTCAAAAGCGTCATTGGTGTTTTCGCCATCACGCTTTGAATCAATTACACCAAGGTCAATCCTCAATGACTGAAAATTTCCTAGGTTAAGAGTGTATCCAAGCGTAACGCTTACCTTTGTATCTTCGTTATTCATACCCATGTTCCTTTCAAGAACTATATAGACTCAGACCAAACTGGGATAAAACGCCCATCTTCAGTCCTCGTATAAGTTAGTATACCATCACCCATTCTCCGTGTCAACTCTTGTCGTGTTGGAGTTATGTCGTTTGTTATTAACTTATCTTTTCTTGGTCTACCAATATGGTAGGTAGCCAGTATATCACGAATGTCGTAAACCTGTGACTCCGAATAATAACTTCTTACTTGCCATCCTCTTGCCCCACCCTTTTGTGCCCCTGTAGGGAATGGAATGATTCCTCGTTTCATTAATGATGGCATATACTTCTTGTGCCTATTGACAAGTTCTGCTGTTTCTGCTACAGTAAAAGCCTTTTCACGATTCTTTTTAAAGTCAGATATAAGGCAACTCTCTAGTCTGTCTTGAGTAATGTTATAGACAGACATAATTCCGTTTGACTTATTTAGATGGTGGACCCTGACAAGATCTCCATTAAGAAACCATACCTTTTTACGACCAGTAATTGGTGGCGCACTATTGTATCCCTCTACTTCAATCGTACCCTTTTTCTGCATTAGGACTCCTGATTAATTAGGTATACCGATTATAATTACATTGACACCAACAGAAACGTTTCCAGCAGTATTAAAGGTAACTACGCCTTCAACGCCAGCAGTTGTCACACTAGTCAAAACTACAGAAGTATCACGACCAGCATCCGTACCACCAATATTAATAACGGTTGCCGTTACTACTGGTGGGAACTTAAACTCTGCTGAGAATGGAACACTAAAGGTTCCCTGGCTTCCAGCAATAACTGTCTTATTACTAATATCACGATATGCTCCCACAACACGCATTTCAGAAGTTTTGATGCTTTGCTTGCCAGCAGTTGGGGTATCAATAGTTACATACTTGTTATTTGTTGGTGTAACCTGAGATGCAATATCATTTACAGCATTAGCAATCTGATAAACATAAGTGAGATCTAGAGGCTGTCCTCGTTCTGGTAGTGGTATTTTTGCCATAGTATATCTATTATAGCACTAAAGGCTAGTTCCTTCCGACTGAAATAGTGTTGCTCCATTAAATCTACCCTTTGGGTATGTTGGAACCTGAACAGCAATAGTCATTGTGCTTCCAGTAGTACCAATTGCTGAATAACTATTAGAGTTAGTATTACCTACATATGCCCAATCATTACTATTAATCTTAATATAAACATCATAAGAACTGACATCTGTATCGGCTGGTGGGGTCCATGTAGCAGTTACTAGCACCTTACTTGGGTCAGAAACAGATGGTGTAGTTGTTATCAAATATGGGATTTGGCTGATAGTCTGTGACAGCAGGGTATGTCTTGGAGACCAGTGAGAAGACCTGTTGCGATCTTCAGAAACTATTCTATAACGAACAATATAGGCTATGTCTTTTCCGCTTAATGCTGGAAGTTGCTCTTTTTTAACAATAACATTTTTAATACCAGAATCTGCCATTACTGTACCCCTATGGCAAACCTAAACTCCACGAAGTTGCTTGTATTAGGAGCCTTTATTATTGGCTTTGCCCCAGTTGTTCTAACAATAGAATATCCTGTCAGTCCGTATAGAGCATTTACCGTAGAAACATTTTCTAGCCTTAAGGCGTCAAGTGCTACGTAGTATTGATCTGAAGGAACTCCTCCGTCAGTAACACAAACATATACCTTAACAACGTCAACAGAATTCCATGTAAAGTCTGATGTCTTGTATAAGTCCTCTAGTCTCTTAGAAACCACAACGTATCTATTATTTATAAAGTCATGCTGACCTTCTCCTGTACCATTATCTAGGTTGACTTCAAATCTTGCATATGAGCCAGCATCATAAAAATCAGATGATCCGAACTCCAATAAAATCTTAACATTGTCTGGAACTGATACAGACTCTCCATCTTTATTGACAACTGAAAAGGCAAACCGAATTTCATCCGTTGGAGAGTTCTTGCTTAGATTTATTTCGGCACCAGTAAGGTGGATGTGATTTCCAGAATTAACCTTTAGGTGCCCATTATCTAGCGAAATAGAGGAGTCGTTTCCAGCAATCATAACAATGTTATTAAGAAATCTGCAACGCTCATATCTTTTTTCACGATCTGAGTCAGTAAAGATAGCGTTGTCTGCATTAGTTTGGAAGACTGGCATCTGTGTAAGATTGCCATTCACAATATATTCTCCAGCAATAACGTTTGGTGCAGCCTCTGTATCCAACTTTTCATAGACTACTGGAATAGCAGTAGAAGCAGACGCTGTATGATGTTCCCAGTTTTCCGACTGAGTAAATGAATATAAGTTCTTGCTATCATAGGCACCTGCTGCAGCATTGAATCCAGCAGAAAGAACTCCTACCTCTGTAATCTCATAACGCTCTTCTGTTGGCAACTCTGCAGTGAATACAACCTTGGAAACTCCACCCTCATTCACATACCCTCTAGAAACGATTGGTACACGAAACATCTCAAAATCTAAACTTGTCTTATCAGAGTAGTCTCCTAGTGGTGCATCTGACGCAATTGGCTTTGCTCCGCAGCCCAAAGCGATATATGAGGCATATGCTGGTGCCTGCCCAATAAGATACTTAGCAACTATATTTTTACCGATATTTGTAATCATGATTCTACCTCATATATTGTATCACTAAACAGCACCCCAGCGTTCATAACTTGAACCTCTACCTGGTTCCCCTTGGCAAGTTTGACCACATTGATAACCAGATCTCCAGTTCTTGGGTCTAAATAGACGTATTTGCAATTTGGAACATCTACCCCACCAACAATGTCATACCCAGTACCACATTCTGGAACATGTCTATTAAAACTAATAGGGAAGTTTTTAAAGTAGGCTTCTGATACTCCCTGTAGGGCAAGAATATTGTTTGGATTATACTGAAAATTTAAACTAGTAATATTCTTTATTGGCCTATATATGACCTCTTGACCATTAATAGTATCGTTACGAGCAATGCTTAAGATTTCTTGACCACCAATATCTTCAAATATTAGGTCAGTCATTATTTCAATTGGAACGCCATCTTCATCAAAAACAAGGATGTCTGGGGTTGCAGTCTTAACTCCAGTACTAGAAGTAATTGGGACTTGGTTTGGATAGTTTGGTACGGCATTAACCATTACATAACCTCACTTAGATAGATTGTCATTTCTGGACCACCTACAGATCTACTATAATCAATATCGTATACCACAAATCTTGTATCATATGGAGCAATTATATCAGTTCCATCAGACTCCTTGTAATCAATCTGAACAATGTCTCCCAACTGAATAGTTGGCATAGCAAAAACCTTTAGCCCAACTGATTTTCTTGGCTTCATTACCTTTGAAATCATCCACCCCATCAGATTGTTGGCATCGTCTTGTGTTTGAATATATGGAGCGTCCAAGGAGAAATCTTTTCTTCCATGTGTCATTCTGCTTGTCTTAATGTCGTTATATGCCTCTTTAACCTTAAAAGGTGACGATACCAATGTATCTCCAATAAACTGAGGGTTTGAGAAGTCGCTGCGCTTAGAAAAGTAATCATCTACAGATAGATCGTGCTTAGACTCTTGTGTAAAAGTAATACCCTGAATTCTTAAATAGTTACCACTAGTTTCATCAAGGTTGAGGGCAGTGTCTGTGGCATTGAATACAAGGAACTCTGCTCCATATGCCCCAGCAACAAATCCAGCAACGGAGTATCCACGAATCTTATTGAATGTTGGTGAAAGTTTTGCGTATAGTGCAGGATATGCCTTGTCATATCTAACATTAAAGTATGCTGCTTCACGCATAATAGTTCCGAACTCTTCAAAATATAACTTATACTCTGGTGGCTGTAGTGGGCTAATCCCTGATAGGTATGTTGACTGTATAATACCACTCATTGCATACTTGCGGAAAGACTCATTATTGTCAATCTCTGAGTCACCAAATACAGAGTTTACTGGAGTATCTAATGCATATGTAGTATTCTGAGAATAATTATTTGTAATAGCATAAATGTTTTCAAACATTAGCCTTGAAGACCCACGAACAAATAGCGCCATATTGTTATATACTGGCAATGGAGAGTCATCATTAACTTCAGCAACCAACTTATTATTGACGTACAAGTAGAACTTTCTCAATGCGCCTAGATCTTGATACTCTACAGCAATATCATATACCGTTGGATTCTCTTCTCCAACGATCCTTGACTGACCAGTAAATCGTCCATCATCAACAATAATATTTCCAAGACCACTCCATAGTTTTACTGGGATAGCCTTAGTTCCACCAGCCTCTTTCATCACTTTGTAGAACATTAGATTATATATGTTGTTACTTCCAGCATAAGAACTAATGTTGCTATCAGTTAATGCTACTAACTCAAAGTAGTACCCGTTATTAGTTTCTGGGTTTAGCAAAACTGCCAGACCTCCAGACGATCCGCTGATAGATACATTTTTATCTGGTGTGCTACCATTCAGGTTAAAGTATGGAGTGCTGCCTACTGGACTCTGAGATCTTCCACCGCCAGACTCAATCTTACCAACAATACGCATTCTAGTACCAAAATGTTTAAACTTATCAGTTAGTGGCTTCTTTACATATGTAACAAAATCTATTGGGTTTTGTGTTGTTTCAAATGAAGGTCCATTCATCTCTAGTGCAGAGGACTGTACGGTTCCTGGCTTAGCAGTACTATAGGTACTAGCGTCAGACTCTCTGACAGAAAGAGCGCTCATAAAGTTTTTAATAACACCATTTCTAGTTGATTTTTGAGCAAGAGAATTATTTATTCCAGCAGCCCCAAGTTCTGCAAATGCTGGTATCTCTAGACTTAGTATTGCCTTATTTAGAGCAACTTGTGGAGTTCTGCTAATCTTAAATGTCTTATCTGTTAAAACTTGTGTTACTGTCGTAGTACCACCCAAAATTCCAGTAGTATCAGATGTTGTAACTGTTACAAGTTGTCCCACCTTTACAAGACTGGTATCTCTTACAGTCACGATATCAGCGCTAGAAGTAGCGTTTGCAAGGGTAACTACATCAGAGGAGCCAAATAGGTACTTAGATTGCATCTCGCAACCACGGACATTTGATATATCTGACCAATATGAGGATAGGCCTGCCTCATGGCGAACTACAGGGGTTCCAAACTGACCCCTACCATGCTTAGCCACAGTACCGTTTTTAAGCCTCAGAATGCCCTCTACAGACTCGTATTCTGGCTCTGAGTAGATTCTTACCAACCCTGTAGGGTAAATCTTTCCATTGAAGGATAACTTTGAGAAATAGTTTTGATACTCTTGTACGCTAGAAATCCAAACGTTGTTGCTTTCTACCTCTACAGTAGTACCATCAACCTGCCCTAGCCTTGGTACGTTATACTGAACAGCATCATATTTAATGATTTCTCCATTAGCATAGAAGTAGCCATTGTATCTTGTAATCCAATAAATACCCTCGCCAAGGTCCATCACATTATTGACCACCCTATGATTAACGACCTCTGGTACTGAACTGGTTAGGGATGAGTTAAGAGGAATAGCGCCAAGTACATAGTTGGACATACTTCCAGCCTGGTCATTAACAGATCTCAGGTTTTCGGTTCCTGACACTTCCCACAATAGGGCAGGCTTGTATATCCAGGTTTTATCCATATCCAATAGACCTGCTTGTCTCAAAGAGCCATATGATCTCTGAATATATCTAGTTGTATAAGATATGTCTCCGCCATTATAAACATCGTTATTCTGTGATGCTACATCGATAATATTTGCAATTTTTGGCTTTGTTGTTTTATTCTTGACTCCGCCATCAGTGACCTGATCTAAAGACCCAAACAAAACCATATCGGTAGGCCTATCCTCTAGAGATGGCATAATATAGTTTTTACTCATACACACAAAATTGTTGTACTCGTCAAAGAACATGGCAGTTTGTGTGGACACCGCTAAGTCATTAAGAACCTGTGCCAAAGATGTTTCTGGCGCTACAAAGAAATATGGAATTGTTGGCTCTGGCTCTCCAACATTTCTTTTAAAAGTATAGTTAGAGAATCCAACAGAGTCTAGCAGTAGCGAGATTGCATAACTTAAAGATGCGTTCTGAATTAATAGTTGTGGGGCAGTCATAGATTCAAAATAAAAAAACATGTCTCGTAACTGTATTTCTATGTTACGGTCTGCTAGGTCATATTTTGGAAAGCCTTCTGAATACATTGTTTTAATTGGAACAAAGTAGTCGTATCCATTGACATTAACAGTGATTTCATAAAACTTAAACTGTATATTCTTTGTAATATATTTATTAATTATGCTATTGGTATTATTAACATTAAATGCTTGGTCATAATCAAAAATACTAATTGATCCACCTGAAGCAAGAAGTTGTCCTACTGGCATTCCGCTTAGCCCAAGATCTGATGCAGTTTTCTTTACAGAAAAACTAGTTGTCTTATCTGATAGGTCAACAGTAAGCCTTGGAGATAGTTCTATTAGGTCAAATGTTGCGTCTGGCCTATTCATTGTATCAACGACAATACGAAGCCCTTCAATAAATTGAAACTCTCTGTACTGCTCAGTGTTGTCTGTTGTGCTAGTATACTTGATTGGGCTAGTTAGGTCTGTAACAAAGTTTGTTAATCTATCTACAGTCTCTTCTTCTAGGTACCATCCATAGTTAGGGGTAAAGGTTTCGTATTCGCCATTGAACCAGATATGGTATGTACCAATATCATTTTCGTTTGGCTTAATTAGATATGCATATCCATTTACAGATTCTTCTGGAAGCCATGATGTAGATGCATACTCTTCTGCTTTAACAAATACATCCCGATACTTGTCTGGAACAATTAAGCCATAGGCTAACTCAACATATCCGTCTGACTTAATAATGGATGTTCCGTCTCTTCTGGTTGTTCCAGCATCGAACGATACGGCATCTATCCAAGTATTATTTTGCAAATATTGCACTCTCCACTTTAGTGGCGTAGTTTTATTGGTATCACCATAAAATGGATCTGCAAAAGAACCAGCCTTATTTGTAAATGGTCCAAGATCAATATCTCCAACATTAGTTTGCATTTTTACAACGATTCTATTTGTTGGTACCTGATTTTTATATACAATATATGGTGCAGCATCTTCAATATAGTTTTGACCGTTTACTGGCTTGCTTGAGATCCCTCTCTCAGTATTGCCCTCAAATCTATACGATGTCCAGTATTTAAACTTATCATCCTTGCTAGCCATATAGTATCTTGGTCTACGAGCAAGGTTTGGGTTGCTATGATGTGTAAAACTAGTTGGGAAGTACCTTAACTTATTAATACCAGATCTTGGTCTAAATCTTCCAAAGCAGTCTTCTAGTGAATATAGTAGTTTTTCCTTATCACGATATGATGTAAAAAGTTTAGGCTGATTATTATCATCGTAGCCACCATCAACAATGATGTCTGCATCAGTCGCTCCAGTATAGAAATTTCCATAATCAGTTAAATCGAAAGTATTGCTAATTGTTCTATATCTTGATGTTGGGCTTGATGGTCTATTCCTATAGTTGCCAATCTGCAAAATGTTCTCAGCAATATTCATATTCCATTCTGCGATTACTGCAGACTGAATCCTTACTACAGAGGATGTCTCTAGATGATTTTTAAGGTCGTCATCTTGAAACATGTTACACCTCTTCCAACGTTACCGATATATTCCAAAGATCGTGTGTCATACCGCCACGCTTTTCAATAGTATATGAAAAGTCTGAAATGAACATTTCAATTAACTGGTTGTACTGTGGTAGGTGTCCATATGCTTCATCATTATCACCAAATACTGTGTATTTATCATATGCAAGGTATACCCAAAAAGATCCTTTGTGCTCTTCATACCATCTTAGTATCTCTGCTCCTCCAGCACCACCATCAGTAGTGTATTGCTGATTGGATACTGTTGTATTTGGCAATATGGCATATGAGTCATCAGATCCTGGGTCTCTGTATCCCTCAGTTATCACCTCTGGCTTGCCATTGGTAGAATTAAAATTAGGTCTAAATGCATGTGACCTAGATGGCAGTAAGTCCCACCCCGTAGACAAGACTAACTTATCTGCAATATGGTGAGATCTCATACGACCATTAATCATACGCTCACGTTTTTCAAGTCTATCGTATCTCATATCAATTGGCTGACGATTATCATCTGAAAGAATTAAAAATTGATCAAATAAGGCTTCATTAGTCTCTGACCCTGCATCCTGTCCAACCTCAAGGCCGTTTGGTATATACAAACCATTCTCAAGTTTTCCAGAATTCTCAGACCAAAGCATAGCCTGTGGACGCTGATATTTACGTCGTCCAGCAATGTATGTTGAAGTAGCCATTATAGTCTTACACCTCTGAGTCTTCTAGAATCAATCTGCTTAATCTGAGTCATAACTGCATTAGCGATATCATCTGGGTTTGCATCAGACTTAGCATTTACAGTTACGCTGTAATTATTATACACTGACTCGTTCTGATATGCACCACTATTGATAGCCTTTAGTCTATCTACACCAAAGTCTTTAACAGCAAATTTGCTTACTACAAACTCTCCTGGAGTTAGCATTGCTGGAACTGTATCTGTACCCTTGGCAAATCCACCATTTAGGAAGTAACTCATCTTAGGGACCATTCCACCCTTCGACATAGCAACAGGAGTTCCTTCAGGCCTTCCAAGAGCCTGATTTACAGCATTAGCATAGTCAATAACCTGGCTTGCTGTAGCAGTTCCATCATTAACTGCTGGCAATACTTGATTCTGGAAATAGTCAGCATTCGCCTGAGCAAGTGATGAGTTTGTCATAATGTTGTTGGGATCTGGAGCACCACCTTCTGTAACAGTCTTGTGAACTGTTGTAATTACGTGAGTAGTATTAACGACCTTGCCGTTCAAACCATTCCAGTAATCAACAATGCCCTTAACAACATCAAGTGCTCTTTGAATTGCTTCCTTGTACTTTTCGCTATTTGTCTTGGCAATGTCAATCTCGTTCTTTGTCTGCTCCCACTCTAACTTAGTTTTGCCAAGAACCTCTAAGCCATCAATAGCCTTTTGCTTTTCAAGTTCAGCAATGCGTAGTCTTTCACGTGCAGGCTCCAGTGTCTTTTCTTCAATTTCAAAAATCTCATCCTGGAGATCACGAATACTTGTCTCAATCTGTTCACGTGTATACCCCAAAGAGTTTCTAACATTAGCAAGTTCATTTTCTTTTGCCTGAGTTAGAGTATCTCTTTGTGCAGAAATAGAGTCTGCTGCAGCCTGTGCTCGCATCTCCTGTGCAGCCTTTGCTGCTGCTGCAATATCACCTTGAGATAGAGCATCTGCTAGTGTTAGTTGAGACTTCTGCTGACGAGAGATATTGTCATTGGCCTTTTGGATCTTATCTAGGGCAGAGAATTTGGTTTCATAGGAGTCATTGATTGCCTCTTCCTGCTTTTCAATATCTTTTAATCCAGCCTCCCAGTCATCAATCTTATACTGGAGCCTAGCAATATCGTCTTCAGCCTTAGCAACAGCATCTAGGTCATCTTTATTTTTAAT